CATGAGCAACAGAAGCAGACACAAATCACCTTCAATGAAACTCAGGAAGATCTTGCTGATCTTGAAAAGCTTTATAGTGATGTTGTCACTGAGCTTAATCTGCTGCAGTTGCAGTCAGACCTTGCCGATTCCAGTAACTCAACACTGCCCTCAGATGCCTCAGCTTCCGGATCAGTTCAAAAAGACAAATGTAAATGCAGTGGAAAAGACCAGGCAAAACTTCAAAGATTACTTAATGAACAACTGATTGTTGCAAAAGACTGTGACATTACTGCAACTTACTATAACCATTTGATTGACTGGTATAACAGCATTTCTAAAGAGACAAACAAATGACGTTTTCTGATGGTGTTACACAATCAGCTTTAGCTAAAAATCTGGGTGTATCTCGCGCTCAGGTTCGCACTTTGATTGATAAAGGTGTATTTGAAATTGATGAAGCTAAACGTGTGAGTTTGTCTGCAGCAGTAGAAGCTTATAAAGAATACCAGAAGACAATAGATCAGAATAAAAGAAATAAAGGCCGTAAGGCTGCAACCAAACTGATAGAAGATATTAAATCATCTATTGATGTTGGTGATGATTTTGAATCAACCTATAAGAACTGGCTCAGTCAGATTGAAAATAATCCTATTGCTGTTTTGAATGCAGCAAAGGCTTATATGACTGCAGTTCAGACTAAGCAGGAAAAATTAAAGCTTGATGAGCTTGAGGGCAGGCTGTATTCAATTGACCGTATCAATGCTGATGCAGAAAAGATAGGCCTGGCCATCAAATCAAAGTTTTCAAGTCTGCCTGCAAGAATTGCTACTGTATGTGAAGGTAGAACCGCAAGAGATATTGAGGAAATCATAAGTGATGAAATCAACAATTGCCTTGCAGAACTCCAAAAACTCTTTGTTAAATAATCTATTCTCGAAGGCATTTCAAAAAACATTAAAACCTAGACCAAAACTGACCGGATCTGAGTGGTCAGATCAATATCGTTTTGTGGCTCCTGGAACTTCACCAGAACCAGGAAGATGGAGAACAAGCAGAGTTCCTTACATGAAGGAACCTCTGGATATGGCAACTTCTCACAGCGTTGAAAAGGTTGTGATTATGGCTGCTTCTCAGGTGGCTAAATCAGAACTACTCATGAATGTGATGGGTTACTACATGGACCAGGAACCTTCATCTATCATGATGGTTCAACCTACTGTTGAAAATGCAGAAGCCTTCTCTAAAGAACGTATTGATCCTACTATTCAGGCTACACCAGTTCTGAAAGAAAAGATGAGCGCGGCACCTTCAGAGGATAAAGGACGTTCACGCAAATCAAGCTCAACTATACGTATGAAGCATTTCACTGGTGGTTATCTTGCAATGGTGGGTTCCAATTCGCCTTCAGGCTTGGCATCTCGTCCTATACGTGTACTACTTTGTGATGAAATTGACAGATTTGGCTCAACGCAGGAAGGCGATCCTCTAAAGTTAGCAGTTCAGAGAACAACAAACTTTACAAATAAAAAAATTGTATTTGTTTCAACTCCTACAACAGAACAGAGAGCTGATGGACCAACGATTTATGAAGAGTTCATGAAATCGGATCAGCGTGGTTTCTTTGTAACCTGCCCTCATTGCGGTAAGCAGTTTGAAATGGTGTGGGGCAATGTTCATTGGTCAAATGATGAGCAGGGTTATCTTGATGAAAATTCAATCAGGATGGAGTGTCCTCATTGCAATCAGAAAGTAAGAGGCAACGGAAAACCTGATCCTTATCTGCTTGAATCTGGTGTGTGGGTTCCTAAGAACCCTGAAGCCAGAACCATTGGTTATCACTTAACTTCTTTGTGTTCTCCATGGGTTGAATTGCGTGATCTCGTTGAAGAATGGGTTGATGCAAATCATAAGAAGGATAAAAAAGGCCTGCAGGAATTCATCAACTTAAAGCTTGGTGAACCATGGCATGAAGATGAAGCAGATCTGAATTTATGGGAAAAGCTTGCTCAGAGAAGAGAGTTCTATCCTGAAGCCGGTCTTCCTAAAGAAATTCTGATGCTTACATGTGGTGTTGACGTTCAGCAGAACCGTCTTGAAGCTACAGTGTTTGGATGGGGCGCAGACTTTGAATCATGGGGTGTTTGCCATAGGGTTTTCTTTGGTGATACCAAACAGAATGAAGTCTGGTCACAGTTAGACGTTTTACTGATAGAGAACTTCCATCTTCAGGATGGCAGAGAATTGAGAATTGCTTGTACTTTAGTTGATTCTGGTGACGGTTCAATGACTGATACTGTTTACCAGTACACTAAGGCACGTGAGAAATCACGCGTATTCTCTTCAAAGGGTTCATCTGTATCTAATAAAGATCTGATTGGTCCACCTTCTCAGAATAACCGTTACAGAGCATTTCTTTTTGTGGTCGGTGTTGATGCAGGTAAAAGACTGCTGTTTAACCGCCTAAAAGTTAATGATTATGGCCCATCCTATGTGCATTATCCAATGGCACGTGATTCAGGCTTTACAGAGGAATACTTCAAACAGTTAACCGCTGAAGTATTTGAACGTAAGTTTGAAAAAGGACGTGTTAAGGAAGGTTGGAAAAAATTAAGAGAGCGTAATGAGGCACTTGATTGCGCTGTATATGCAACTGCAGCAATTGAGATAGTAAGACCTGCATTCAATCAGCTTTGTTCTCAGGGTGCAAATGCTGCAGTAGTTCAATCAAAGCCAGTTAAAACACGCAAATATTCTAAAGGAGTTATCTAATGCCAGTTTTAAAAAAATATAAAGGCATTCCTTATGAGGTTGCTAAAAAGAAACTTGATGCATTGCTAGATGCTCTGGATGTGGTTTTAACCGGTCAGAGTTACACCATTGGATCAAGAACATTAACCAGAGCAAATTTAACCGCTATTCAGGAAGCAATTGAGTATTGGTCAGACATTGTTTCTAAGTGTGAAAGTGGTTGTGGTGGTGTAAAAGTTCAAAGAGCTATTCCTCAGGATTTTTAAGTTATGACACAGAGAAAATTTCCTCGTAAGGCAATGGCCACTAGAGCTAATGCTGTTAAACCTGCAGTAGTTCAGCAAGCAAAAACTCCTACTGCTGTAGTAAATAACAGATTGGTTGCTAGTGGTTATTCCCATTACGGCGCTTCATATGCTCGAAAGTCCTTAATTGGATGGATGAGCCACAGCGCTTCTGCAGATGAAGATATTGCAGATAACATCAAGACATTAAGAGAGCGTTCACGCGATCTTTACATGGGTGTGCCTCTGGCCACCGGTGCGATTAAGACAATTAGAACCAATGTTATTGGCTCTGGTCTTATGATGAATTCTCATATTGACCGTGACAAACTCGGACTTACAGAAGAGCAGGCTGTTGAATGGCAGAAAAACACAGAGCGCGAATGGCTTTTGTGGTCTGATTCAACCAACTGTGATGCTGCAAGAATGTGCACCTTTTATGAGTTCCAGGCATTAGCTCTTTTATCAACTTTGATGAGTGGTGATTGCTTTGTTGCTTTACCGTTCATTAAACGTCCTAACTGCCCTTATGACCTAAAACTAGATCTGATTGAGTCTGACAGAATCTGCAATCCTTTAGATTCATTCAAAATTACGGAAAATTCTGTAGTTGAAGGTGTTGAGGTTGGTCAGTATGGTGAACCGGTCGCTTATTACGTGGCCAAATATCATCCATATTCAAGGCACCGTCCTATAAATTCCTTTAAGCAGGAATGGAAGCGTGTTCAGGCTTTTGGCACAAAGTCAGGTCGTAGAAACATGCTTCACCTGATGTCTGATATGGAACGTCCTGGACAGCGCAGAGGTGTGCCACTTCTTGCCCCAGTGATTGAAGCATTAAAGCAGTTAGGCAGATATACAGATGCAGAATTAGTTGCTGCAGTAGTAAGTGGTTATTTCACTGTATTTATCACTCAGGATAATCCTCAGAATGGACTTGATTCTTTAATGTCAGGAATGCCTGGTGTTGATGTAAGTTCCATGACTGCAGATCAGAATGATGTCTCACTCGGTAATGGTGCCATTGTTAATCTGGCTGAA